AATGGACTCTGCTCGGGATTATCTGCTACCCCTGAAAGCCGAGAGCCGTCTTTTAATTGGACTGGGCTTTTAAAGGTCCTGACTTGAGCCGATGTATCCCTTGAAGATTTTGGTCTGAAGTAACTACCAGGTGAACCTTCAAAGGTTTCGGTTGGCATGAAAAGTTTCTGAGCCTCGGGTGACATTAAATTAATGACTCTTTGCTCGTTTACAGGTGATGCTTTTCCTGATCGTTCGGCATTAAATACTCGATCTAATCGGAATGTCTTTGTGGCTGGACCGAATGGGTTATGCTTTTTATTAATAGCCGCCATATTATATCCGATTGCATCTAGCACTGGATTCATAGCAACTTGAGACTTGGTAATCCCACCATGCAAGGCATTTAGAAAGTTTAACTTCTTATTTGCGATTACTGGATCAGCATCTAGTCCTGTTCTGCCGTCAATGCCGTTGGCCGTATTCTGCCTATAAAGTGAAAATGCGTCCCAAACGGCATTGTCGTTACCAAATAATTCATCGTACATCCCGATTAAATCGTCAGGTAATTTCTTTGGCTGTCTTTCGCCTTTAAGAAATTCGAGGTTTTTCTGTATCTGCCCGACATCGTGAATACGGACAAGGATGTTACCCTGTGCGGTAAGCTCAAATCCGTAAGGCATCGTTGTACGAACTGCAAATGGTACGGCCTTGGGCTTTCTGCCTTGTGTGGCGGAATAATATCCGATGAGCATACCCGCCCTTTCTCCATCTCCCTGTCTTAATGCTCGGGAGATTTCACGCAAGGCGGCTATTTGTCTAGGATGGATTGGTCCTTTGGCGAGTTGATCAATAACTGCCTCGCTGAGTGCTGGTAAGTCCTTGGCGAATGGCCTACCCTTGTCGTTGGTCTCGACATCGATTCCATTCTTTTGTAATACATCTGCGGCATGATCTCCGGCGGCCTCGGATACTTTATTAGCTTCCGTTCCCGTCATGCGGATCGGATTACCGAGTGCGTCTTTTTCGATTTCTCCCGTCTGTGGATTAGTCTTATAGATTCCGCCTGTGTTTAATTTATCAACCACATTGGGGTTCTTCTGATCTTCAACTGTGTAAAGAGTTTCAAACTCGTCATCGATTGGTTTCTTACCTTCAGTCTTACGAGTCTTTCCAGTATTCGGATCGGTAAACTCAGAACCTTCAATTTCTGCCTTCTTTAATCCTCGGACATCCTTGTAATACTTTTCAATTAAATTCTGTAGCTCGGGGATCTTTCGGAGTTTGCCCTTAAATAGATCAGTCGAAGTAATAAATTTGCCATCTGCATTGAGTGGCTGATTTAATTTAAGGAGAAAGTCACGGAGGAAAGACACTCCTGTTATGCCGTCAATGGTTGCCTGTATAGCTTTACCCGCTGGTCCTTGGTTGAGTGCTTTTTCCCGCTTACCGGTTAAAAGAAAATCCGCTCCCTGGTCGGCAAATATTTCTCTACCGATTTTTTGTGGATTAGCCTCGTAGTCAGCAACAGCTTCGGGGTCTAACGATGCATCTTTGCGAAGTCGATCCATGTAGATGTCTCGCAGTTCAATAAATTCATCAGTATAAATAACATTTCCATCTTTATCGTAGGATGCAAACTCTCCGGCAGTCTTGGTTTCCTTGTCCCCGAATAGTATTCGATTAACCATCGGAGTAAGTCCGTGGACTTCCATGAAGTGGGTAAGCTCATGTGCCAATGTCCCCTTTAAATATCCCGAACCATTCGGATTATAAGACACCTCCATCGTTATAGGATCAAACTCGCCCTCCCCTTTAGTTGTCTGTTTAAATACGACATCGGGATGAGATAAACTGTATCCAGCAATTTGTGTGCGGATATGGGCGGGCATGGCATCAAATTCCGCCTGTTCGCTTTTCGTTAAATGCTCACGATAATATTGAATATCTCCAATCTGTTTACTGTAAAGATCTCCTTTAGTCTTATAATTTTCGTACATCCCAGCACCCGCACCTAATGCGGTAAAGGGTGCGGACATGATTGCTCCGGCAACCGCACCACTCGGCTGACCCGCAGATGCGACAAAGCCAATCGTTGCGGGTAGACTTGCACCGGCGGCCATCCCTTTGCCGAATCTGCCAAGTGTTTCGAGTGGTGTACCTAATCGCCCAACCGCACCGGCATTATCCAAGAAATTAGCAACCTTCTGAGTGGCATTCGATATTGTTGGGGCTTGCCCGATTTTCTCTCCACCTGGTCCAACTCTAAAAGGTTGTGCCGATGGATTTACCTCTTTTGCTGATGCCCTACCCCCTTGGGCAATTGCATCCTTTAGTCTACTAGCTAATCCCTCGGGACTCGGTTTCATTAGGATATTAAATTTATCCATCGTTGCTCCAGCTAGTCCTTGGTCAGGAGTTGGGAGCATAGAAAGTCTGCGGAAGAATGGTGTATGATCACCCGTTCTTGCGAGGGTAAGTTCTGATCCGACTACTCGGGCATCCCTTGCAATGTTATCATATAAACTTAATGCTTTCGGACCAATAAATGTTGCTAGTGCCGCCACAGCCGCACCGCCACCTAAAGCATCTTGATCAAACGAAAATCCAGCCGCTGAACCCAAGCCCAATGCTGTACCACTTAAATTCTTAAAGTTTTTATACCTTTGGCGGGCTGATTCAATAGTCACTTCTCTCCCAGCTTGCCGTTCAGAATTTATTATATAACGGATAGCGCTATTTTCCGTCATAGAAGATAAGAACCTTCCAATCTTTGCGATAGTCGGTAATGATGCTCCAACAGCCGCACCAATTGGTCCCGCTACTAATGCACCAACACTAGCACCGGCAATCTCAGGATTGAGCTTGGCCGCAGTGTTCGCAACTCTTCGGAGTTTGCTCATCTTGTCGGTTGCTTTTGTTGCCTCCTGGACTAATCCCATGCCCATCTTTCCGGCATCGGTTGACTGGTCGAAAGTTTCCATTGCCACCTTGCCGAGAGTTTCGGGTGAGGCTTTACCCATCAAACGAAGGTGAAGCGAATTGCTTCCATACTTCTGTAAAACTTTTTGCTGTTCTGCTAGTTCATCCGCCAACTTGGCAGACTCTTTTGTAATTCGAGATCGAATAAGAGCCTGTAAACTCTTGTTTGCTATATCTGTGGGAAGTTTCTGTAAAGTGTTCTGATACTTGGCAAGCTGGATAGTTTTTTGCTGAACATCTTGAATCGTTTTAAGCATTCTACCTTTTAACCCGATTCTCATGGGTGCGGTAACTCCTTTAGCTAGAGTACCACCCGCCGCATTAAGCGGATCACCAACAACTTCAAAGGCTAATCCAATGCCCTCACTAGGTACTTGGAAGCCCGAACGGAGATCCTGTTCAAGTTGCGAGTCAAATGTCATAGATTCGGGTTCTATTCCGACTGTCCCCTTCAATGCATCGACAGGATTATCCATCACCCATGCGGCAAACTCGGCGGCAGTTTCATACTCGTAATTTACCTTATCAAATCCGATTAAACTATTCACATAGCTAAGAACTTCCCCGTCATCCTCCTCGTCTAAAGTTAAATAGTTTGATAATGCGGCTCCGCCCCGAAGTAAGAACTCAGGTGTCTTCCATGCCCTAGCTGTACCCATTCCGACAGATGATTTTATATTGTCAGATGCGTAATCCATTGCGGCGGCTTTAACTCGGCCACGGGCATCTTTATTCTTTTGATAAAATGGCATCCCTGTCTGCTTGAGTGCTTCAGAGATTGGATCAAATCCTAAATCGCCTAAACTTTCTTGGTTATCTAGTAGCCCAAAAAGTCTTTTTCCCGCTTCCCTAAATTGCTCTATATTTTCTGTTTTATCGTAGGATACTGCTTCATCATCTAGCTGAAGAACTTTAGAGTATGGGGAAGTTAGTGGGTCAATCCTTGTGCCTAAGTTATCAACCATATCCCCGAGGGTAGAAAGTAATCCAGGTGATTCCTCATCTTGAATCGTCTCAGGGTCATCATCCACATCCAATATCGGACCGGACGGAGTATCAAAGAATCCATTCCGATAGGCGGATATTTTAGCCTCGTTTGACAATTGCGATGCACCGTATGGCCGCACCATCGTCTTAGTTGCTTCCCAAAAATGCTGATCGGATGGTTCCTCGCCATCCTCTAATTCTAGTATCCCTCGGACCTGTGGTAGCTCGGGGTGACTAATTTCGTACTTAGCCATTACGGAGCAATCGGTGTGAATATACCGCCACCTGGTAATGTACTTGCCTGTGGTACACTTGGATCTTGTGGGGGTTTTCCTTGTGGTTGCCCGTTCTGAGGTAATCTTATGTCAGGGAATATTACCTCCTCAAAAAGTAAGTTAGCTTGGTCCGGTGCGAGATTTCGATTTTGCTTATTAATTGTTCTGTCAAACTTCTGCCTAGTTTGGCGGATCAAGGGATCAATAGATTTACCTCTAGCATCTACTATTTTTTTAGCTTGGGTAATAAAATCTTGTCTTTGTTTTTCGTCAAGTCTTTGGCCTTTTGACCAATTATTAAACATATTCCTTATTCGATCGGGGACACCGGCGGCGTTTTGTGCGTTAGCAAACTCCCCTTCTCTAACTGTACTACCAGGATCAAGAACTTTCATGTATTGAAAAATTAAACTAAGGTCACCAGCGGCTGACGGATTTTCTGCCGCTGAACTTATCGTATTATAAGATATAACGACATTTTTATAATCTTGTACTTGTTTATTTTTATCGAAATTAGCACTAAGATCGTTTAATGGCTTGTCGAATAATTGCCTTGTTGTCTCTTCCTTATTTTTAAGGTCAATTGCATCTTTTGGGTCTATTCTATTTGACTCTGCTAAATCAGCCTCCGCCTTCTGCAAACTCATAAATCGACTACCAGCAAGCACAGGATCAAGATTTTGCTCTTTAGCAAACCGACCAAAATCAGATGAGCCAAGTTCTCCGCCTAATACTTTGGGTGCTTCATCCCTTTGAAATTCTAAAAATCGATTTCTTGCACCTTGATCCCCGCCTAAAGCGAATAGGCCAGGCTGTGCTTGGTTAAAGTCTTCTACGACTGCTGGATCGGGTGTTTCAGCTAAAAGGGCTTCTGCCATGCCCATCTGATTTGCCTTCAACTCATCTGCCTCTGCCTGAATCAAATCTTTTTCCGATTGTATCTGTGCGGCTTTATCTCCAGCAATCTTTTGCGCACTTCGCCGGTTGGCCGCCATTTGGGCAATTCGGCCTTCTTCGATCTTCATCTGCTGTTCAGCACCTTTTTTACGCTGATATTCTTTTTGCAGAAATGGATTCTTGGCGATTGCTTTGGCATCTTTTTCGGAGACTCCCTGGTTCATCAGATAGCCCGTCATTTCTTCTGCCCGTGCTTTCTTTTCTCGCCCTTCGATGAATCCTTTTGCTACCTGGTTAAGAGCATTGCCGAATGCCATATTTGCATTCGCATTTGCCTGTCCCGCCCTTTCATAGGCCGAGGTGTCGATTTTCATTAAGCCCGCCTGAACTGTATCTCCAATTGCCATAATTTTATCCTCTGCTTAGATATCCACCGCCTAATGATCCAATCGCACCAAATAAACCCTGTGCCATTCCGCTCGCCGCATTTTCTCGGGCGGCGTAATTTGCTGAGTCGTAGTTCGCTTTATTAGCATAACCTTGCATACCAATATTTACTCCAGCATCGGGATTTATCCGAGTTACTGATTCCTGTGGCATTCCGAAAAGTGCGGACCTTTCTCCAAATCCTTGGGCGGTATAATTCTGTCCACCTCGAAGCATCGCCATTGGATCGACTGATGTCTGCCTATTTAAATTAGATGCATAAGATCCGAGGCTTTGTGCTTGTTGGCGATTCTGTCCGATAATATCTCTTAAATAATCCTCTCGGCTCATGGCCTCAGCGGCAATGCCCGCATTATCCATTCCCCTACCCCTCGCCACTAATCCTTCACGGGCGGACTGAGTGGCTCGCCGTCTCATTTCGGGCGATAGGTCAGTCATTTGTGCTTCATTGAAAGCCTGATCGGCTAACTGGTTAGCTTGTTGTGTACGAGCTTGCATGAGTGGATCGGATGCACGATAAGCCTGATTCATATCCGCACCAAATCGACCAAGCATAGAAATATCTGACCCCGCCTGTCTTTCTGCCATCCTCGCCCCGAAATCCTGTGACCGCATAGCATTCGATTCTGCTAGGCTAGCCATCGGATCGGCGGCTCGTTGGGCAAGACCCATCTGTAAATCTTGATACTGTGGGTCGTACTTTTGGCGTACCCCAAGCATTTGATCTTGAAGCCCTGAGTCGGCCATTGCTCCGACATAATCTCGGGCAGATTTTCCGGCGTTAAATTCGGGTAAGGGAGGGGGTGCTTTTCCTCCTCCAAAGAGTTTCTGCAAGAAGAAGGAAGGTACTCCCGAGGAGTTGACCGGTTCACCCGCTCCACCGGCATCCTTTAGCATTTGTGCTTCTTGTTGATTAATGTACGCTAATCCTTCACCTTCCGGTGCGGCTGTGTTAAGAAGCATGGCCGCCTGTTTGAGCGGATCTTCGGGGGCGAAGGAAACTATTCCATCTTTTGTCATTTTACCCTTTGCACCGGAGAGCATGAGAAGTTCCCGTTCGATCGGATTGATGTACGCTAACGATTCCCCGCTTGGCGATTGTTCGGCTAAATATTTTATTACCTGGTCTTGCGAAATATCCTGATTAAAATGCTCGGGGTTGGTGTCGGGAAAATGGCTTGGGTTTGTACGCCGACGCATTTGAACATGGGTGTCCCCGTATTGGTGGGAAAGCGGGTCTTTTGAGCGAGTTACTTGCTGGGGAGCTATTTGGGCCTGTTGTACTAGATTTAAACGCATCTCTGCTTCTTCTGCAATTTCCTCTTTCGATGGGCCGATTAATTTTTTTATGAAGTCCATATTAAGTCTTTATTATGTAATTTAAAATGATGGTCGGCTGAACATTGTTGTGGGCTCCGCCTCCTCCTGTTGAAGCGGTCGAACCCGAACCCGAGCAAACATTATTTGTGTTTCCCCCCGAAGTCCCGAAATCGTCTGATGTGGATGAGTCAATGATTAATCCGTGGGTATGAGCGGGCATTTCTGCGGTACTGAGAGTGTGCGTTTCTGCACCCCCTATCCCGCCTAAAACATCTCCGTCAACTCCACCAGTTAAACCGGTTAATCGATTAGCAGATGCTCCGCCCATATCATCCTGTCCGGCAATTACTCGGCCTCGAAGGTCGGGGATATTAAAAGTCGATGAACCATCTCCCGATCCGTAGGTGGTTGCCAACAGTCCAAAAAGAGTCGAATAAGTGGAGCGTGAAATTGCCGCACCATCACACAATAAATAACCTGTTGGGGCAGATGAACCGGCGTAAGGCATAATTGATGCCGTTGGCATGAGAACACTTACTGCTCCAGCATCTAGCTTGGCGGCTGTTACTGCTCCATCTTGAATCTTTGCGGTGATGACGGAATCCGTGGCCAACTGGGTCGCTGTGATTCCGGCATCCTTAACTTTTAATTTACTCGAACCTAAAGTAAGTGTCGAATTATCAGTCGTATCTGCCGCCGAGGTAAAATACGCTTGGCCGACAATATCAATTAATTTCTGTGCGGTGACTTGATCGCCACTCGCAAAACTCTGTCCTGTTGATAATACTGCCATAATGTTTCTCCTATGAAATTGAAGTTGTGCTTCTGTCTGTTACTCGGGCATCTATCTTAACTGCCCGTAAAAATGGTCTGCCCACTGTGGGCTTAAAGTCTGTCTGTATTCCGAATCCTCTTTTTCTTACTCCCAATCGGATTGAGGAATCCTCGTTTGCCGGTAAAGTTGAACCTAGCAGAGTGGAGATCGATGTGGCCGAAGATGTGGAGTCGGGATCTTCAGTTATGAAACTGATATCACCATCGGAAAGTCCTTGATCTGAGCTTTTTATATGTAGCTCGGAACGGGAAAACATTTTCCTATCGGCAGTATCGGCATCGTATTGGCGAGTGGTGCATTGGCTTACTACATCGATGGTTTCGGGAACCGCCTGACCGGCGGACATACTTACCACATCCCCTCCATCTGCTCCATCGACTTTGTGGATGCCGCCTTCTTCAGTGGTAAGATAGAGGGCATTCTGCGAACCTTCTTTGCCGACTATTAATTCACGAATCGCAAACTCGGTTGAGTTAACTGTGTCGATGCTTTCAAAGCCTCCATTAAGGAAGCTGTACACGATTATAGTGTTAAGCTTAGTTGCATCTCCGCTCCCTGGAACAATGTCTAATGGTAACGCCAGCCAGTAACGATTATCGAAGTAAACTCCACAAGACAGATGAACATAATCCTGATTAATTCGGTCGATAAAGGGCTGGATGGTTTCCGAGATTGGAGTGCCTGTTCCCCGTAAATTATAAGCGTCAAGAAATTCGACTGAATAGATACCTTGGTCAGATAAAAACATTATTTGATTTGCTACCTGGACTACTGACTTTCTTGCCGAGCATCCGATTTCTGTGGTTACCACATTGGTCGAAACATCAGCAAGAGATCCGCTTATCCCACTCATTAGATGGATCGATTTTCGATTAAATACTACGAGCGAATCCTTAGTGAATGGAGTAAGCTGGACCAAGTAATCGCTTTGCCCGGCAGAGGGTCTAAACTGATTGCCAATCACATCCACTGTATCAAAATCCATAATGTCAGAACTTACTATCTCATCCCTTATTCCTCGGTCCGTAGGATTAGTTTCCGAGGTGTACCAGTAAGGCATCCAAAGCCTTCGTTCGTGAACGATTCCCCAAGGTGCGGCGGGTTGGTGAATGTAGCCTTTTCCGACTGCTAGGGGTTTATTAACTGTTAAAGTTTTAGACTGGCCAATTGAAACATTTGCGACTTCTAAATTAAACTGAAATTGATTTGCATTCGGGACATTGGAAACACGAGTTTTTTGATTCGTAAAGAGGTCGAATGGGCTTGTACCTGACTGGATGGTTAAATCATCCCCAGCGGACAGGCCGTGAGAATTTATATCCATGGTTACCACTCCGTCCTGTGCGACTGTTGTGGTATCAGTCAGGTAGAGCGGTGCAGTATAAGTTCCATTTGCCACTTTAGTGAAGTCTAAGAAAAATTCTACCTGTGCACCGGAAACATTAAAGGTCGTATTTTGGCTCGTTGCCATTGTAACTGTAAACTGATTTGTCGATGCAGTGGCCACTTGGTAACAGTCATTTGGATTATTAGTCCAATTTCCTAGACCGGTTAAAGTAACATAATCATTAGCCGAGCGGCCATGTGCCGTGGCGTTTACAGTTATCGTCTGCCCACTTTGCGATGCCGATGAGATATCCACTCGCTGAACCTCGGGGCTGGCCTCGAGAGTTGTCTGACGAGTCCTAAAGATATACATCTTTCCGAGTCCCTGAGTCATTTGAACCGGTCCATCGACTGATTCCCCTCCAGCCTCATACCGACACTTGAAAAGTGCCGAGTCTTTCAGACGCAGAATGATACAGGTGGTATCAGTAGCGGTAAAAATATAATCATCGTTATTCGATGTGGCATCCGAAAAGACTGCCGATCCGAATACTTCGTTTACCCCGTTATCGTTTAGGGTAAAATTTAAAGTTGTACCTATGGATGTGCCGGAAGCTACCACGGAAGTATTCCCTACACTTTCACCCTTTACTGTAAAAGTGGTATCCGCTCCGCTATTGGCAAAAGTCAGAGTCTTAGTTGTAAAATTGACCGAAGCTAAAGTTTGAGTGCCATCGACTGATGCATCTAGGTCATCGATGTGGAAATCTTCACCAGGTATAAAAGAAAGCGAAGGTGTAGTGCTTAAAATTAAGGTTACTACATTGCTCTGCCGTTGGGCCGATAAAATAATGTAAGGCAATCGGATCGCATTTTCACCCGAGGTAATCGATCCAAACAAAGTCGATAACCCTTTGCGAGTCTGCCAAGTTCCATCCTTATTCATTCGACCATTCTTCGACAATGCTACCTCACCAGGCTTTAACTGGTTAGGGCGTAGACGGGCATTCATCCGCAGAAAGAAAGTATCCCCTTCCGATGTGAATGGATCGTCTAGTTTGCCGTATGAACGATACCGGCTCACTTCTTCTTTACCTCCTGGTAAATCTTAACCGCCATATATATAATCGTCATCCCACCGGCAATAATTCCGATTAGTTCATGGAAAGATCCGCTTATACTAGCAAGCGATCCACCGGCTCCAGCTAATGCGGTTCGGTCCATTAGAACAGGCAGTCGAGGATTATAATGCCAATGACCAAGCCAGCTAAAACAGTAAACATCTTTGCTTTCTTTGAAAGAGTTGAGAATTGATCTGCGAGTAATTTAAGATTTTTCACGGGAAGGAGGTTTTACAGGAAATGGTGCGCGAGTCTGATGTTTAATTGCTTCGGTTTGAGAGCATTGACGGGCAGTTCTTTTTGCTACGAAAATGGGGATACCCAAGTACCCTCCGAGCAGTATTGCCGCTCCGATTAGAATCTTTTTGATGTAGGATGTGAATGCCTCAAAGCCTGACTTGTGGCTCTCCATGCCCTTTGCCACTAACTCGCTTACATCTCCGTGTGTGAGTAAATCAAGTTTTTCTTCTGCTTCAATAAGGGCATCTTTGTTTTTGAGTGCCTCGCCAGCTAGTACGCCAGCACCAGCACCTAATGCCGCAGTACCTGGGCCACCTAGACTACCTACTCCACCTCCAGCTATACCGCCCAAGGTTGGGTAGACAGAGCGCAAACTGCACGATGCCATGCACAACGCCAATACTATTATGGCGGTGTAAATCATTCGCCAGGAGGTTCGTCAGATGTCCACTCGTCAGTTGCTAGAATAGTGAGCATCTCGGAATGAGTGTATTCGGTCTTACCGCTCAGAAAGGATGGTTGTTCGCCTTCGTACTTAACGAATGTTTGTGTACCGTCTAGTGAGTAGCGAAGTTTATCTGCATCTGCTTGTAATACCTGGCTAAAGTCAACCGAACTAACTTCAGATGCGTCTATAATTACATATGTTCTCATGGCTTATTAATACTGTATGTTGCTCCTCCGTTACCTGTTCCGTCATTCGTACCAGCATTCTCTGCATTGACTACTGTGCCTATAGTACCTCCGTTTGTAGGACTTCCGCCACCACTTACAGTATCATTGCCTTCTCCTATTCTGTACCAATTTGTAAGGTTTGCTGATTTATCATAAGTACCAGCATTAGATGTTGGATCGATTGGCAGTCCGTTATTGTATAAACTAGAAGCATCATCGCCATCTAAAGAAGCATTCCAAATAGCTAAATTATCTAACAGTCCGTCAAAATAATTAGTACCCCAACCTGCTTTAGCTATAGAACCATTATTACCAGCTGTTGATTGAGTGGTGGAAGGGACTGAAGAGGGGGTAGTAGCTACTTGTGAACCGTCAAAATACAAAGTAATAGAACTTCCGTTATAAGTTCCTAATACATGATGCCAAGCATCTGTTGATCTGTAATCTGTCGGCGAAGCTAAGTTAAGTATACAATTATTAACTGAACCATCGATACCCCATCTAAGTTGGGAGGACGAGTTTAAATAAAATGCTACACGATTACTGGTACTTGTGCCCGAAGAAAACGGAACTTCTACAGTTGATCCAGCGTAGTCTCTCAAATTAATCCAAAAACCTACAGACAATGTCGCTGCACTATTAAATCCTGATAAAGTACCCAAGGAAATGTAATCATCTGTGCCGTCAAACTCAGCACTAAACGAGTTAGATACAGCACTTATAGACACGCCGTCACTATTATACACCCGCCAATTCGTGCCGTCATAGATGATGTAGTTTCTCGTGTCTGTTTCAAAGTAAGCATCACCTGCCGAGGGACTACCTGGACGAGTGGATGAAGTGATTGATGGTATTGTTGTTGGCATAGCTATTAAGAATCGTTGTTATAAATGTACCAAGCACCTCCACTATAAATGTAGAAATCATAGGTATCTGTACCGAATGCGATGTTAACTTCTCCGCTCGGATTGGTGGG